AAAGGCCGTCTTGTTAACGGCGTATATATCAAAGAAGCTGACTTAATAGACTAAAGAAAAGATGGTGCTGCGGATGGATGAAGTGCTGTATTGGTTCGAAACTTTAAGTGGGAAGCATCCGGCCAAGCCTATTTACTCTATTAACTTCAGGTGGTTCGGGATGGATAGAGATGCAGAGCCGTGGGAAATAGACGCTATGGGCCTTGTGTTCGTTGGTTATATGTCAAGGTCGGAATTCGATAAATGGATTGTAACTGAAGGGGCTAAGAGCAGGTGATTATCATTTATAGTCCGGGCATTTGAAGGGTGGTGGTCGTCATCAGGTATCAATGGTTACAGGAGTATCAAAAGCTCGAAGAAGAAATTGAAATTTTGAAATGGAAAATAAGAAAGTCGGAGGTTGAACTGGAAAGATGGTGCGATCCAAGGGATTTGGGGAAAGTGAAAATAACCCATGAATCTAATGCTTCTCACCTAGAAGAGAATATCAAACGAGACAAAGCGTTTCTCGGCGAAAAAGAATTAGCTATGGAATCCTTGATGATTATGATTGACCGCTTCAAAGGGCTGGACAATCAACTGCTGAGAATGAAATACATCGATGGCATGACTCTGAAAGATATCTCCATTGAATTAAATTATAGCTATTCCTATATCATGACAAGACATTCCATACTCGTTAAGGCAATAAAAATAAATGAAGGGTTGCTATAATTCTATTATCCAATTAAGCAGACCTATAACAATTTATTATTTACTTTTACGTGTATCTTAATAGCATAACAAATCGATGAAAGAGCAGCTGCTGATGTGGTTGCTCTTTTTCTATGCTTGTTGGCCAGTAAAAGAAAGGAGTGGGACATGGTACGGCAAGACAAACAAGGACCCCATCGCGTTGCTTACGAGAAGAATAAGAAGGTGATATTCAAGACTCAGAACGTTTGTGGTATTTGTGGGAAGCAAGTGGACTTCTCTATCAAAGCTCCGGAGCCGCTCAGCCCAGTCGTTGACCACATCATTCCTGTATCTAAAGGTGGGCATCCATCTGCCATGGAGAACCTGCAGCTTGCTCATTGGACGTGCAACAGACAGAAGTCCGACAAAATGTTTTTAACAAAGCAAGAGGCGCCCCAAGTGCTAGGAAATAGAAACCTTCCGCAGAGCACGAATTGGGCCGCTTACAAGGGCTGAGAAACCAAATTCAGGTGATTAAAGGCCTGCAGAAGAGGGGGGGTGGGTCCCTCCCGCCCTCTGCGCTCGCCATTCACGCCGTCACTGTACATATTTTCTCGCGCGAAATCGAAAGGAGGAAAAAAATGAGCGAAAAAGGCATTGATTATTTAAGAAATAAGCTCAATGCACACAAAATACGTGTGGATATGCGCTACAAGCAATATGCGATGCAGCACAACGAGCAAATGGTTGGGATTACAATTCCTCCAGAAATTCGCAAACGCTATCGATCAGTTATAGGGTGGTGCGCAAAGGGTGTTGACAGTTTAGCGGATCGCCTGGTATTTCGGGAATTTGAAAACGATGATTTTCAAGTAAATGATATTTTTAAGGTGAATAATCCGGATGTATTTTTTGATAGCGTTGTATTATCGGCGTTGATTGCATCATGTTCGTTTGTTTACATTTCAAAAGGTGTAGACGACGAACCTCGTTTACAGGTGATCGGTGCAGGTGATGCAACAGGTGTTATTGATCCCATCACAGGACTTTTAACTGAAGGCTATGCAGTGCTCGAGCGGGATGAAAATGGGCATGCCACCCTAGAAGCACATTTTTTGCCCGGCCAAACAAACTATCGCTACAAAGATAAAGAAACCCAAGATCTAGTGGTTCTGCACAACTTTCCGCATCCATTGCTGGTGCCGGTTATCCATCGTCCAGACGAAGCGAGGCCGTTTGGTCGTTCGCGGATTTCAAGGGCAGGAATGTATTTTCAGCGCTATGCTAAACGGACTCTTGAACGAGCGGACATTACAGCGGAATTTTATTCATTCCCCCAAAAATATGTGACAGGGTTAAGCAATGACGCCGAACCGATGGAGAGTTGGAAGGCAACGGTTTCGACGATGCTGCAATTCACAAAAGATGACGACGGAGAGAAACCAACGCTCGGGCAGTTCACAACATCATCAATGTCCCCTTTCACCGAACAGCTACGAACAGCAGCTGCAGGATTCGCCGGCGAAATGGGATTAACATTGGATGATTTAGGGTTTGTCTCAGACAACCCATCAAGCGTGGAGGCGATTAAAGCAAGCCATGAAAATTTGAGACTTGCAGGTAGAAAAGCGCAACGCAGTTTAGGGTCAGGTTTGTTAAATGTTGCATACATCGCAGCTTGTTTGCGAGATGATTTCCCATACGCTCGCAGTCAATTCATCAACACTACCCCAATGTGGGAGCCTCTATTCGAAGCGGATGCTAATACGCTGACCCTCGTCGGTGATGGCGTTATTAAAATAAACCAGGCGATTCCGGGATATATCGACGGGAAAGCTATCAGAAACTTAACCGGATTAAAAGGAGCCGATGCAAATGGATGATATCGTCCCTGGGCTGCTGGGAAAAATCCAATCGCAATTTGACGAGCGGACATACAACAGCGATAAACTGAAAAAAGCGTTAAAGCTTATGAAAGGTAAAAAAGCTACTTATCTCGACGTTAATGATTTTGCTGTTGAGGTTGGCGAAATACTCGCCGATGTTCTCGGATCCAACATAACGGCCGGTGTTTTGCCGGATGGAAATATGTACTTTAACATCGCTGATCGATTATTAAACCCGACTATGCAAAAGAATTTTGAGTTGATCACTGGTTTTGCGGAGGATGTGCAAACGGATCTAAATCGTGCTGCAGGTTTAAATTTAAAGGCTCAAATTCCTGACATTAGTCAAGATCGGATTGATGGAATTGTGAACCGCATATCATCTGAGGTTGATTTCGAAAAAGCGAAGTGGCTATTGGATGAACCGATTGTAAATTTTAGCCAAAGCATTGTAGATGACGCAATTCGCGCGAATGCCACTTTTCACGCAAAGGCGGGACTAAGGCCGAAAATCACGCGCAGAGTTTCTGGGCGTGCCTGTGATTGGTGCCAAAAGCTCGCGGGAACATATGATTATGGGGAGGAGCCGAAAGATGTGTACCGCAGGCACGAACGTTGTCGATGCACAGTTGATTACAAACCAGGAGAAGGAAAACGCCAAAATGTATGGACCAAGGCGTGGGTAGATCCCGAAAAAGACGCAAAGATAAAAGCAAGGATGCAAATCGGAACATGAGGGAGGTGATGGCGTGGATAAAGGACAAACGTTAGTGATTTGGCTACCGAAAGGAGAAACTTTGTATTTTGAGAATGTCGAAAAACTGGAGAATACCGACAGCGAACTCAAATTTGATTATTTCGGATTGAGCACACAAAAAACGCGTTCTGCAATTTTTAATCAAATAAACATTGCTGGATTTGCGCTAGAAAAAAAAGAGAGTTAGTGCATTCAATTCATCTCTTCCCAGCGACAGGGTTATCATGCGATCAAGATTGAGAGGGGATTTATATGACTACTAAAGCAAGACTTGGTAATCAATTTCCTACTCAATCGGTAATTTTGCCATACGAAAAAAGTCTTTATCAAGAAGCGGTAGATTTTTATCACAAAACAAAATGCAAATGTTACGAGTGGCAGTTAAATATGCTGAAGCCAATCATGGCTGTCGAAGACGATGGTTTGTGGGTGCACCAGAAGTTTGGTTATTCGATTCCGCGACGAAACGGGAAAACGGAAGTTGTTTATATTTTGGAGCTTTTTGCGCTCGAGCGCGGATTAAGCACTTTGCACACGGCACATCGCATCAGCACGTCTCACTCTTCTTTCGAAAAACTGAAAAAATACTTAGAAGAGTCCGGTTATGTGGAAGGTGAAGATTTTAATTCGATCAAAGCTAAAGGACAAGAACGGCTGGAACTTTACAAATCCGGAGGAGTGATTCAATTTCGGACGCGAACATCTAGCGGCGGACTTGGCGAAGGTTTTGATTTTTTAGTGATTGATGAAGCGCAAGAATACACAACCGAACAAGAATCGGCTTTAAAGTATACCGTTACCGATAGCCCGAATCCGATGACAATCATGTGTGGAACTCCTCCAACACCTGTTTCGAGCGGCACCGTCTTTACTGATTACCGGGAAAAAACCTTGTTTGGACAATCGAAATATGCAGGCTGGGCAGAATGGTCTGTTGAAGATATGACAAAAATTGACGATGTAGAAGCCTGGTACAATTCAAATCCTTCGATGGGCTACCACTTGAACGAGCGGAAAATCGAGGCGGAGCTTGGCGAAGATGAGTTGGATCACAACATTCAGCGTCTTGGGTATTGGCCGAAATATAACCAGAAATCAGCTATCTCAGAAAAAGAGTGGCAAGAACTGAAGGTTAAGGCGCTGCCGATATT